AACTTCTTTACAAAGTCCTTTACCAATCAAAGAATCTGCGGTGTGAGGATGGTACTCTGCTTTATCCCCTTTTTTGTAGCTACCAAGTTCTTTTAAAAACTCAACCTTTACAAGTCCGTTTTTATTCCCCTTAGTACTTACTTTAACTACACCACTTTTTGATGTTACTGGTTTTGCTTTTGCCATTTTTGATTATTTAAAATTAAAACTAATTATTACGAAGCTGCCGTAATTGCTGCCTGTACGGTAGCAATATCATCGTATATGAACGCTTGTTTGTCTAATTCTTTTACGAATTGGAAATAACGAGATTCCCCAACCATTGTAAACATATTCGTAATGAATTGGTCATTAATCCAACCGATTCTAATAGAAAATGGTACATAGTTTATAACATTCATTTGCTTCATATCTCCAACAAAGATTTTACCCGCTGGAATCTTTTCCCAAGGCTTGATAGTTACTCCGCCAATTGAAACTTGGTTGAATAATCCCGCTTGTGGGTAAAGTGGTAAACCTTGACCGTCTTTTGCCCCAACTAAGTTAAGGAAAAAGTCAATAGGGTTTATCATTACGATATTAGGCATATAGCTTGATTCGTCAGTATAGTTATGAGTTCTGTAAATATCTGTAATACAAGCATTTACAACATCCATAAAGTTAGATGTTCCTACCGCAAACTTATCAGCCATTCCCGTTGCTACAAAAGTACGTCCAATAACGGTAGCACCTGATGGTAATCCCGATGTTCCCGCACCAAAGTATAATTGGTTTGCTTTGAATAAGTTATGCTTTTTAACAAGGTATCCTCTTGCAACACTTTCTAAACGTGCAACATCCGTTACCGCTTCTTCTGTTAAGATTTCGTGAGCTGCAACTTTAAAAGGCTCTGCGAAACGATTAACCCAATTGAAATCAATTTGTGGCTTAGTCGCTCCCTCTGCAACAAATGTGTAATCTCCATCTTTAGGTGCTAATTCTGAATAAGAATAAACAGGACTTGAAGATGAACTTACATTTGCAAGACTCACTAATGAATCATCATTACGGAAATTAAAATCTCCTAAGTTATTGTGTGCAGCTGCTGGGAATTGTACTGGGTCAGTACCGTTTCCTGTTGTAATAGTTGCTACCGCTTTTGGTGTGAATTCAATTGAACCACTACCGTTTTCAAACATTGACTTAATTTCACTTCCTTTTTCAACAAGGAAACTTTTAAGTTGTGCTTCGTAACCCTTTAGTTCGTTTTTCTCTTGTGATGTGATGAAATCTTCCAACACGTTACCAGATTTTTCAATAGCATCTGTAAGAGATAATAATTCCTCTTTAGTTGCTCCATTTTTTTGTGCCGTTGCTAAATCGTCTTGTACAGACTTAAATTTACCGTCAAGCATTTTTTGAATTTCTTCTGCTGTCATTTTAAAAATTTTATATGTTAATTAATTTTATGATAGTGTGTCATTACGGCTATCATTGTTATGATAGAGTGATTTTAATCGGCTCTATTATTCTTTCAACCATTCCTTAATGGCGTTTATTGATTTTTCTTCCTCACTTACTACTTGTTCTTTTTTAGGTTCTTGTGTTGGCGTGAATCCATTTGAACCCATTACAACCGCAGAACCCTCAATTACCTTTGCCTCGGAAACAGCCCAAAAGTAGTTATCTTTTTCTAATTCTACCTTATTAGCAATAAGAGGATATACTTTATCCCAAATTTCTTTTTCTTCTTTATAATCCTCGTCATCAGAATTTATAGCTAAAGCAAGTTTAACATAGCGCATACCAACCGAATGATTATCTACGTTCTTATTGCTATACTCCTTGAACATTTCATTGTTACGTTTTTGGTTTACCGTTGCATCAAAAGTCAGCGCTTCCGTTTTTCCCTCAAAATCAAATCCTAAAGATTTCCAAGTTACAGAATTAACAGAAACATCTAAATCATCCTTATCTGCTATAATAGTCTTGAAAGACATTTGATGTTCCTGCAAAAACTTAATATTTTTATTTTCAGAAATTGACTTATTCCATATACCATCAAGATGTACATCCTTGTGACTGTCAACAACATTAGTAGTGTTTATAATAGCACGAACTTTAATAGATGTTTTATCTACATCGGAATTAACTAATTCTTTTGAAACAGAATGTGATAAGTGTGGGGTATCACAACTAATTGAATCAGCTTTCTTAAACTCATTCTTTTTAGCATATAATATGTCCTCTTTGTTTTCTACAAGAAACTTAAATAGCTCCTTTCCTTTTAATTCTTTCGGTATATCCATAACTATTTATTTACTTGTTTATCTTTTTCAATTACAATTAACCGCCTTTTCAACGCCTCAATCATTTTTTCATCACCACCCTTTGATATTGTCCCCTTTAAATTATTGATTACTGCTTGTTTGCTGTTCTTCATTTTGTGTGTTATTGTCCGTTCCACCACCTATTGATTGAACAGGATTTAATTTAGTCCCCTTTGGTAAACCTACCATTTCTAAAGCCTCATCGTCTGGAATTCCCGTCATACGCGCATCATTTAATGCTTTCATCTGCAAGGATGTGTTTTCAAACGCCACCGTTAAAGACGGTAACATCACGGGTAAATGGTTATATGTACCTTTTAATTCATAATTGTCCCCTAATAATTGAGATAGGGTTTGAATAAAGCTATTTAGCGTTGGCATCATTTCGTTTTGAATATAACTAATCAATGATGCGTTTGCGTTTTTGTATGTTGATTTTGCCCCGTTTATAGAGTAAACATCGTTAGGTATATGTAGTGCCGTAAATATAATCCCAGCATCGGTTTTAGTTCCCTCGTCATATCCTAAATCTCTTGCTATAATATGCATACTCTGCCACTTCAAGTTAGATTTAGTTACAATACCTCTTTTCTTATTCCAAGCAACTCCGTAGTTATTATTCCAACGATTTTCAACCGCTTCTTTTTCATCCTTACCTAACGGGAAACCATCTTTTTGTCCAGATATTAATTCCTTTCCATTAGATTTTATAATAATAGATTTTGCCTTAGCCATATCTATTGTATTAACTAAAGTCTGTTTCAACCCGTCTAATCTTGATGTTACGCTAAATGGGTTCTCATTAAGATAGTTTGGTAAGTCATAGAAGAAAAGTAATTCTTTTAATTTAATACTTAAATTCTCCCCATCCTCATCATACCTAACAACCGTGTTTAAATAACTTTCCTTTTGTGATGCGTTCGGAAATTTTCCTATTTCAAGTTTAGATGGAAAGTTGATTTTTGAATAATCTAATACATATAATGAATTAACCGAATCTGTTAAAATATTTCTTTTTGTATATAAAACTCCAACACCGTTTGCTATTTGAGTAAACATTAAACTTTCTAATAAATCAGGAAGAGTCTGATTCATATTAGGCTTTTTTAATAAATCTAATATCGGATGATTAGGCGCGTCAGTACCGTTGTTTGTTCTATTTATTTTGAATTCAGCTTGTGAAAACAATTTACAAACAAACAATAATGCGGGTGTTAAAAGTGGGTGTGTTTGGGCGATGGACAGATTGTTTTTAGAACTGAACCAACCGTTAGCGCTTGTAATATCGTAAAAATTGTCCCCTGCCTTATTCCTTGTCCATATAGGAAACTGCCAATTCAATCCAAATAATCCCATTTATAACTGTTTAGGCGCAAAGTTAACAAAAAAAATGGACTCTACAAGGAATTATTTTTTTTATAACCATTTTTACTTAAATAATCTTTAAGTATTTGATGTTTTGTTGGTTTTAGTTTCTTATATTTCTCTTTTAAAGCATAAAATTTCTTTAAAGTTTTATCTGCCTTAGTAAGTAACTCATCTTTTGTTAGTTCTTTAACAAATAAACTTTTTATCCAATTAATTAATTTCTTTATCATTTTAATTGCTTTTAGATATGGTCATTAACTATTCTTATGGCTAACGCCTTAAACTCATCCAATGTCCTTACTATATTATACTTAAAGGTATGTTGTTCCATTAATAATTGCCAATTTCGTTGTTCTTTACTTTGAACACCTTTTAATGTTTTT